AACTACACCGCCATGATTGGGCGCATTGCTATGATGGCGCTGTGGGCGCTTTGGGGATTGGTTGCGGTGCAAGGCTTGGTTACAGGCTACTTCATCCTCAACCCAAGCCACTGCGCCGGATACCTCTGGCATCCGCTGCCCTGCCGTGGAGATGCACTCCAATGACCCAGGTTCACGCGCACAAGATGGTGGCCCACATCGCCAGGGAGATGGCCCAAGCCGTCTACGAGGAATGCGCGAAGGACAACGCCTGGTATGCGAAATATCGCAACCGCGCCGCGTTCGTGCGTGGTTTGGCACCCGAGTTGATTAGCCAAGCCCGTGCTGTCCTGACAGAGATGCTGATGCGTCCCGGCGTGTCCGACTATGAGAAGGACACGATCATGGACGCGCTGGCGGCGGATCAGACGGTGCCCCGCGGCAAGGGCGCCGTCCACTAGCCCAACCCTTACCGGTCAGGTTGACCGGGCGACGGAAACGGGAACCTAAAATGGCAGACTACGTAACTCCTGCATGGGTGAAGATACTGCAATCTGACGATCACGTAATCCTTGAGGCGACTTCAAAGACCGGACATCTGCTTATGATAGACTTCCGTGATAAGCCATCCCGGGTGGATATTGCAGCAGGCGTTCGCATTTTAGCTGGCGCTGTGTTCGACAACGAACACCCCGGAGAGACGGCTGCGCTGGCGTTGCGTTATGCCCGGTCCATCATTGACGATACGCCGCTGTCAGCCGTTGATGAAGCCATGCTGATCCGCCAAAATGAACTTGGCATGAACCTATTCCTTAGGAAGCAAGCGGCATGAACCCCTCTCGCATGTCCCTGCTACCGCATGCCTGCTACGCCGCAGACGATGGCACAGGCGCTTCCAACGCCACCCCCCAAGCCGCCGCTCCGGCGATGTCCGACAAAGCGTATCGCAATATGCGTTCACATCTAGCCGTGGAGGTGTTCAAGGAATGCGCGCAAGAAATGGCGCTGGACCCGGCGATCATTGATCGGTTGGCCGAGAAGTTGCGCGCGAAGATGTTCACCGTGAACGCCTATGTTCTGCGACCTGGCCCGGCGCAGGAAAACGCGGCATGAACCCCTTCCGCACGCACCTGCTGACCCACGCCTGCTACGCTGCCGAGGACGGCACAGGCACCCCCGATGCCGCCGTCCTAGACGCCGCGCCGGACGCCCCTGCCACCGACGCAGCGCCAGCGCCCGAAGCCGTGCCGGAAGCCCCGCCAGCCCCCGCCGCCGCCCAACCTCCGGCTTGGTATCAGCAGCGGATCAACGAGCTGTCTCGGTCCCGCGGCGATGAGCAGCGGGGACGGCAGCAGGCCGAACGCGAGCGCGACGAGTTGCGCGCCAAGGTGCAGCCCGATCCCAACGCGCCGCCCGATCCAGCTGCCGAGCGGCGCTTCACGCAGGCCGACGTGGACCGGGAGGCCAACACCCGCGCGCAGCAGATCGCGGACCGGCAGGTGCATCAGGCGGCTGTCACCCGCACCATGGAAGCGGGCGGGGCCGAATACACGCAACTGGCGTTCAATGCGGCCTGCAACGCGCTGGCCGACGTTGGCGCTACCGAGCGACCGGAGTTCCTGGCGCTGGTGGCCGACCTGCCCAACGGGCATGACGTGCTGCACCGCTTGGGCACCAACCCCGCCGAAGCCATCCGCATCCTCGCCCTGCCGCCGCTCCGCATGGCAGCCGAGATCGGGCGCATCAGTGCGGCAGAGAAGGCGCCATCTGCCGCCGCGGCACCCAGGCTGGTCAGCAAGGCGCCGCCGCCGGTTGAGCCGGTTGGCGGGGGCGGGTCGCCGGCCACAGAGACGGACCCGGACAAAATGACGCCGGGGCAGTACGCGGCTTGGTTCGACAAGCGCCAGGTTGCGCGCCGCAGCCGGGCGTAACGCCTGAGTAAAACGTGTCTGCATACCGGTAAGCCCGGGCGACGTGCCTGACCATCGTGGTTAGCGACTTTGGCTGACTTTCTACCACGGCTGGCAATCGAAATACCGCGCAAGAACCAATCCAGGTGAGTGCGGTCCTTTGTTTGTCGCGCAGCAATGCGCCGTGTGTAGGATTCAAAAACCGTGGCCAACAACCTCCTGACTATCGGGCAGATCACCAAGACCGCCCTCGCCATCTTCCGCAACAGCAACGCCTTCGTGATGAACGTGGACCGTCAATACGACGACCAGTTCGCGCGCACAGGCGGCAAGATCGGAAGCACGCTCCGCATCCGCCTGCCGAACGACTACGTGCTGCGGACCGGCCCAACCGCGGTGCCGCAGAACACGAACGAAATCAGCATCCCGTTGGTGCTGGCGACGCAGCTCGGCGTGGACATCGCATTCAGCAGCGCCGAGCGCACGCTGAATATCGACGACTACAGCGACCGCTACCTGGCCCCGATGGTCAACGTCCTCGCCGGCGGTGTTGCAATGGCCGTCATGTCCGGGTCCGAGTCCATCCCGAACATCGTCCATAACGTTGACACCGCGGTCGCCAACAACACCGTGAGCCCCACCGCGGCGACTTGGCTCGCAGCGAAGGCCAAGCTGGTGCAGAACAACGCGCCGATGGTCGGCATGGCCGCGGTGCTGGACCCGCTGAGCGAGGCGCGCACCGTCACCAGCCTGGCCGGGCTGTTCAACAACCAGGCCGAAATCGGGCGGCAGTACATGAACGGCGACATGCGCCGCGCATTGGGCCTGGACTGGATGACCGACAACACCGTCATCACCCACCAGACCGCGGCCTATGGCACGCTGCCGACCGTGAACGGCGCCAACCAGACCGGCACCGTCATCACCGTGACGGCCACCACGGCGCCGATTGCGAAGGGCGACATCATCACCTTTGCCGGCGTGAACGCGGTCAACCGGGTGAACAAGAACGATATCGGCACGTTGCGCCAGTTTGCCGTTACCGCGTTCGTGCCTGTCGGCTCCACGACCATCCCAATCTATCCGGCCCTGATCGGCCAGGTGGCTGCTGCCAACGTCGCCAACCAGACGGTGTTCCAAAGCCCCGCCAGCGGCGCGATCATTGCCAGCCCGATCAATGCCAGCGAAATCTATCGCAAGAACATCGTCATGGCGAAGGGCGCAGTTACGATGGTCACGGCGGACTTGGAGTTGCCCGGCGGCGTGCAGGAGGCGGCCCGTGAGCGCCTGGACGACATCTCCATGCGTATGGTGACGTTCTACAACGGCGTTACGGACCAGGTGACAACGCGCCTCGACGTGCTGTTCGGGTATCTGTGGACGCGCCCCGAATGGGCCGTGGTTTGCGCCGACGCTGTTTAGCAGGACGCTTACGTGCAAGCGTGCATTTAACCTACCCTAACCACGGTTGGACTGCAAGCGGTTTGCAACCATCCGTTCGAAAATGAGGTAAACATGGCACTCGATCCCAAAAACCCCGATGTGGTGGCCCTTGCCGATGCGGTGGCTGCTGCCGCCGACAAGCTGGGGCCGCTGGCCACGGTGACGCTGCTGGACGGCCACATGCAGGCCGTCCGGCGCATGGTCGCCAGCAACGAGTTCCCGCGCGTCCTGTATGGCCCGGAAGGCAAGTCGGCCACCGTGCAGTCCAAGGCGGAGGAAGAGGCCCTTGGCGGCGGCTGGGACCGCAACCCGAGTGACGAGCATCGCCGCCCGGGGACTGGCGGCGCGGTGGCGGCGACCCAGGATGCGTTATCGGCTGAACTGGCCGTGCGCCGGTCCCAGGCCGCGGCGAACCCGGCTGACAGCACATCGGCAGGCAATGCCGCGGGAGTGCCGCAGACGATCACATCGGACACCACCACCACGGCGCCGGTTCGCGCCAAACCCACAACCCTAGGAGTCCGCTGATGGCACTACGTCTCAATGAGGGCGGTGCGTTCCCGTCCGCCGCGTTCCACCCCGTATTCGGTCGCCGGGAGATCAACGATGAGTTTCCTGCTTCGACGTTTGGACTGGACTGGTTCAACACGGCTGAGGAAGCGGACATGCACCGCACCGAGACGGAAGCGCAAATTGTCGTGCATCACAACCAGAGCATCAAGGTTGGGGACGCGATTGCGACCGATGGCGTGGTCCGCAACTCCGTCGCGGCGTCGGCAAAGCATGACGAGGGCAAGCCCGAGCCGCTTTGAGCCGCAGACCTAGGCCAGCGCGATGTTCGCACGCGATTTGATCACGCTGGCCTTGCAGCAAGTAGGCGCGGTTGGCTTAGGCCAGCCCGCCCGCCCTGAATACCTGGCGAACGGCCTCACCATCCTGAATATGATGCTGGCGCAGTGGTCCAGCCGGCGGTGGCTGGTGTTCCGCTTGGAGGACGTGTCCTTTCCCTCCACGGGCGCCCTGTTCTACACCATCGGACCGGGCGGCGACGTGGACGTTCCGCGCCCGGATCGCTTGGAGGCCGCGTTTGCCCGGCTGAACCCAGGCCCGCGGGACGATGGTTTCATACTGGACGTGTCGGCGCTGGACGCACAAAAGCTGGACCCGGACCAGTCGCTTCGCGGTCAGCCAACCCAGACTTCCATTGACTACCCGCTGGACGTGATTTCCGCGCGGGAGGACTACAACCTGATCGGGATCAAGGGCCGCCCCGGCTTTCCGCAGGGCGTGTTCTATGAGCCGAGCCTGCCGCTGGGCACGCTGTATTTCGTGCCGGTGCCGAACGCGCAATTTGAGCTGCACATCACCGTGAAGCAGCAGCTTGGGGGCTTCGCTAGCCTTGATGACCCGGCGAGCCTGCCGGACGAATACCTAGACGCGCTGCTGCACAACCTGACGGTCCGCCTCGCGCCGATGTTCCAAGTGCCGACGAACCCGACCGTCGTTGCCCTGGCGCTGTCGGCGTTGAACACAATACGCAACAGCAACACGGCCATCCCGCGGCTGCGGATGCCAGCCGGCCTGCCCGGGTTCGGGCGCGTGCGGTTTGGTTGGGGCAGCTACGGCGGCTACGGCGGATACTTTGGCGGGATGAGCATAG